GCTGTTGTTTGAGACATTTTCTGTCATCAGGCCAATTGTTTTTGAGCAATTAGTGTTATTTGCCTGGGCGTAAGTGACTGTCTTTCGGTTACCCTGAACCCCATTAACGTAAACGGCTTTGCCGTCTGCGAGAGTAGAACCAGTTTTGTTAAGAATTCGCATTACTGTTTCTTGACCCACTTGCAGAGTTACATTGCCACCCTTTAGGCCAAGATCAAGAGTTCCATCTTGATCGTTCCATAGCATCTTTGCTACGGCACCAGACTGCGAATGACTTGTGTCGAACTGAACGTACTCTGGTGTAGCGATCCCGGTTACCCCGGTGTAGGAGGCACTTCCAGTGACACTTCCGTTAATGACCGGGCTAGTAAGCGTCTTGTTAGTAAGAGTCTGGGTAGCGGTAAGAGTTACCGTGTCTGGGCTAGATACGTTGCGCCACGCGGTGCCATCGTCGTATGTGAATGTCTGTGTATCAGTCGCATAGTGGAATCGGCCAGCAGTACCGGCAGACGGACGGGCACTCGCAGTGCTTTGAAGATAGATCGCACCCTTAGTTTCAATGGCGGCATGAGAATCGTCCATGTGGGCACGGGTGAATAGGTCCGTGCCTGCTGACCATCGGGTGACCCCGAAACGCGGTGTGACTGTGACTGCCATGTATTACTCCATTACAAGGGGAGTAGGTCGGCGTTGCCGAATTCGATGTTGTTCCACGACCCCGCCGCTTCGATTGCTGACCAACTTGTGAATGTTGCTTCCAAGACCTCCCAGGTCAAAGCATATGCGATGTGATGGAGTACGACACCCGCTGGCTTTGCACCCTTGCGAAGAATTTCAGCAACAATGTCTTCGACGCTAGGAGTTTCTTCTGTTTTCGTAATGATTAGGATATCCCACTGCGTGCCTTCAGAGAAGATTGAACCGCCAGACCCGTCGCGGTGTGGGTAGACACGGACATACTTACTACCCGTTAGTACGCGCTTTGCCGCGTCTTCTAGCGCTTCTCGTGACCCAGCACGGAAACCAAGATAGTTGTAGATGATGGCGTCGCGTCGATCTGCTTCGGAAGTTAGGTCTGAAATATCTGCGCCGATCAACTGCGCGATGTATGGGAGCCAATCGTAGTCGGAAGTTCGTGCGTCAAGCAGGTCAGAAGTTTCACCAATGGGTGCGTACCCAAATGTTTCTGTTTCTAGGCCAGCGGGACGTACATACGTATTGAATTCGTCTAGTGATGCATAATATTCAGCGCGCTCTTCTGGCGGAATGTATTCCAGGCGGGCTACTAGCAATTCAATATCGTTTAGTTGATCTCCGATTGAACTGATGAATTTCTTGAAATGCCAATCGTTCTGGGAATCAAGCACCCGATAGAATTCGGGGACCTTTAAATAGAGCCGCTCTGTAGTTGGGGTGTAAATAGGTTCGGCCACATCACACCGCCGTTACCGTAATCGTTCCGGCTTCCACTAGCGTTTCACCGACACCAAGAACTACGTCAGCGGATGGCTCTGTAACGGTATTGACGTAATCGACACCGGGAACTTGATCGATAACCGAAATCAATTCATTGACGCGGACAGTGCCAGCCCAGGGCCAAGTCGCCGGGTTGAGGTATTCGTTAAGTCTACTTTCTACGGCAGCCAATACGGTCGCTTCATCAGCAGTGGCCTCAACCGCCACACTCGCGGTTACGTCCACGGCAGTGATCGTCGGGTCGATTACATGGATGATGAGGTTAGCAAGAGCCCTTTGCTCAAGGGAATCCTGAAGATCAGACTTTTCACCGTTGGATAGCGGGACACCATCTCCATAAACGATAACCGCGATGTTGCCAGGGTGGTCACCAGGGCTACCAGGCGGGTCTGCTGTTGGGTCGTAGTTGTCAACAGCGTTGGCTCGCACCACCAAAGTATTTTCAAGCGACGCTTGAATAAAGTGCTGCGGGATGACGAGCGTGTCTACAAGCCTTCTAAGGCGCTGAACGCCACGGAACGTCCACTGTTCCACGTTTTCGGGCAAACGCCCGTCAGCGACCACTGAGGTGGTTTCTACGGCGTCAATACCGACAATGGCGTCTACTAGTTCGCCGTTGGTTCCAGAGGCGATGCCGTTGGCGATATTGGTGTAGACAGTAGCGGTAGCGCCAACTGTTCCGTAACCGGAACCTTCTGGGATAACTAGTTCTTCATCTGTAAAGAATGAGATGTACTCGTTATTACTCATCAGTACAGCAACTTCGACGCCTGCTGGAACAACGTACCCGTCTGTGTCCTGCGCCGTAAACTTGAGATCGACTACTGGTGGTTGGCCTGAATCGAATGTGATGCCGTACAGCGAAAGTAGGACCCGCACCATACTTTCTGGGATGCGGTTCAATGAAAAGACAGTTTCACCAACCTCTAGGGCTAGCGCTTCCATCAGCATTACTTCAATGTTGGTTTCAGTAGGCGTCCAGTCAGGGATGCGCGCTTGCAACGTACTCTGAGCAGCCTCAAGAATATCTTGTGGACCCTTGTCGTAGATCGTCAGATCGACAAATTCTGTGTAGTCTGGGCTTACTGTCATATCTGCTCCTGTAGCACGTTGAACGTTACAGTGATCGCTTCTGACGTATTGGTTACGTCTTCTATGCTGACATTGAGTTCACTGATTTCTGGGAGGATAGTTTCTACTTGCGCCTGAAAAGTAGAATGCATGAATCCTTCATAGGCCATATCTGGCATACCGAGTTCATCACTCAGTAGTCGTTCGCCCTGGATGGTCATAAGAATCGTAGCGATCTGTTGCTGGTAATAATCGTCAGAGCCCTGCTCTAGTGAAACGGCTTGTCCTGCTGGTGACACGCGGAATGGCAAAGAAAGTAGTTGCGCCATTACTTCACCGCCCCTAACACCACGAGGTCTTCTTTAACCTTGCCGATTTGACCGATTACTACACGGTCGCCCTTTTTGTAATACGTCTGACGCTCAGTATCCACCATTTCACCGCCACCTGGGTCGGTATCTACTTGGTATTTGTCCATGTACCAACTGGCTAATACTGGGAGCGGCCCAAACTGTAGATTCCCGCCTAGTGCCGGGATCGTGGCGTATACCTTGTCACCGCTTACTTTTACTACGGTCCCGTAATAGAGAACAGCCATTAGTAGACCACCCCAGGGATGTAAGCCCCGTACTGCCAAGTGTAAAGGCAGACAGAGGGTGTTTGCGGGGATGGGACTGGCTTGTATTGGAAATAGCGGCCATTGACAAGATCGATAACGTCGCCAAGCCCCATAGACAGCGAAACTCTTTCAGCGCAGACTAGTAGTGCCCCACGAACCCTTAGCGCTTCAGCGACAGTCAGGTCTTGGCTAAGAGTTGGCACTAGATCGGCGTATTCAGTAGGGATACTAGCGCCGACCTGTGAAGCAGCCCAAGAAATAAGTGTGGATGCGTCTGTTTCTGGCCCAAGGTCTGTGTAATCCGAGGGAACTCCTTCAGACAAGAACGTGCTTGCCCAATAAGCAAGGTCGTATGCAGACAGGGTGCCAACCCTAGGTGTATCTGTCGGCACGCCCACATTGCTCTGGATTGCTCCAAGAACCGTTGTCGCCATTTGTTACTCCCTTTAAGGACAGCAGTGTTATCCGCTTGTGTCGTCGCCACCCTTTTGCGGCTTCGGGTTTCTGATTGTTGAGGCGCTTATCATTACGTTTCCTACGCCAACAAGCGGGTAGTTTACGGAAGTGATGAAGTAGGTCCCAGAATACTTTGGATACCCAGTCAATTTTAGTCCCGCTCCTGGGTACACAAATCCAGCACGTTCAATTGGCAATTCCATGCTGACTTCAATGTCTTCATTATCGACTGATTGACGAAATTCTGGGATCGTGTACGGCTCTTTGCCGTTTTCTGGATACCAACGCACTTCAACGTTGGGCTGCTTTTTGACTAGCCATGTTGGTTTGCCGAAATAGATGCGCCCACCTACTTCGTACATCATGTAGCCAAGTTCTCCCGCTAGTCTTTGAAATGTCGTCCAAGCAGAAGGCTGGTTAGCCGCTTCGTAAGTGACACCCTTTTCTTTTACATCTCTAGCAATTTGCCCCTTGGCGGGTGATGGTTCTGCGAATGGTTCTAGTTCGATCCCTGCCTTCTTGCATTCGGCGGCTACGTAAGTGGCCGGAGATACATTCTGCATAACGAAAGTACCCTGTAGTTTCTTCAGTTTTTGTACGCCCCACGGCCTACATCTGATACCAAAACCTCCAAGGCCACCGCCAGCGTTTGTTTCGATAACTGCAATCGCTAAATCTAGGCCGCGATACTGCACTCGTGTTTCTAGGTCAAAAATCCCAGTGTTCAAGATGTTGAATTCTGGGTCATCAAAAGTGATAGTGAGTTCTGTAACTTGGCTTACTGCCATATCGATATCGACAGACGATATCGAAGACTTGATGTTTTCTGGCAGTTTCTTGCCGCGAAATAGAACATCGCCAACAGAGGGGTAATTGTTGAGATTTTTCATGGCAACTTAATCTTGGTTCCTGGCTTGATGTGTTTGGGGTTTTTGATCTTATTCGCCTTAGCGATTGCCTTAATAATAAGAGGGTCTGTGGTTCCGTAGTACTTCTTGGCAATCTTTTGTAGGGTGTCGCCCTTCTTATAGGTGTAAGCCTTGGGGCGCTCTGTACCAACAATCCTTGTCTTGCGGTTGATCGTGAATTCAGTCTTGTCTGTAACCTCTGTGAATTCAATATTCACGGTGGCACGGGTAATGTCATTAGATTCTCGTTTCGTACGTTCTTCTGAGCCGTAGGACAATGCAGTGATATGCCAAAAGCCCTTGGTGTGCGCGTCATATTCGATAACTAGCGGACGCCGAGCAGATGCTAGGCGCTCTAGTGTGCGTAGGTCAGTCCGAATTGACTTTTCAATATTGAAACTACCAACGAAAATATCCATGCTGATCTTGCGCAGCATATTTCCGCTGCGGCGGAGAATAGGCTTACGGTCTGGCCTAGTTACTTCTTGGTACGTTGCTTCAAAACCGGCATAGCCAACTTCACGCGGGGCGAACTTAGACGACCATTGCAAGTTGCCGCTCACCGTTTTGATAATCAGGCGCGCCGGGTTTCCGTTCGCTGACTTGTCTGAACGCACTGTAACAGTTGGCATTACGAGCGCTCCTTACGATTTCGTTCGGCTTCTGCGATCCCCCGCTTGACTGCCTTAACTACGTCAAATTCACTTTGAGCATTGATGGTCCCGATATTGATTACTGGTGCAGTGCTTCGCGTAGTGTATTCACCCGAAAGACTGGAATCCTTAACTTCAGGCAAAGCGTGGTTTGGAACAACGAAGCCATCCTCTGCGAATGTGCGCTGTTCCTGTCCATGAACGCCGATCATTGTCATGCGTCCGCTATTGCCCATGAACAACTCAGGCCCGCGTTCACCGACGACATATTGCTGGCCCGCGAATGCCGGTCCACCAGTTGCTAGACCGGGTTTCTTTCCAGAGGTTTCATACTTAATCTTCACCGTCCAAACTTTGCCCGTAAGAGTGACCAGTTCCGCCTTTAGAAGGCCCGCCTTAGTCTTCGCAGTGTCAATCTGTGTAGAACTAATTTTCGGGTCGTGACGCGAACCGACGATAAGAAGGTTGTCAACCAAGCCTTGTGTAGAGTCTGTTACAACGCTGATGTTTTTAATGTCAACACTGCCTGTGACATCGATATTGGTCTTAACTCCCTGTGTTTGCCCGCCAGCCAATTGCTGCTGTAGCGTTGTTGGGATTGTTTCCATCGCGGCTTTGAGTGATCCGATAGGCTTACCATTTACTGTGTACTTGCGAACAAAATTAATGTTGTCCTTAATTTCCCGCTGCTTTTCTGTAAGACGGTAAACCTTACGCATTTCACGTTCAACTTTTCGAATTTGCTCCTCAACGATCTTTTGTTGCGGTTCAGGCAACTTGGCAGCAATGGCAAACATGTCATCTCGTGTTTGCTTCATAAGGTTCGTTGCGCGCTTGAAATTACCCCGGTCCATCGCGTCTTGGACTCGCTTCATGGTCGTTTCGTAAACCTTATCCAAATTGCTTAGGTTTTCTCGACCCGCCTCTGTAAATTTGTCAAAACTATATTCGTTTTCTTCTAGTGCATTCTTGAAAGTGTCTAGGTCAGCCAAGTATCCGCGCTTGTCTGCTCGCTCAGATAGGAAGCCCTTTAAACGCTGAATTTCGCGGTTTAGATTTTCAGTAACCCGTGAAAGCGACTCTGTTTTGTCTTCTAGTTCTTCATAGAAGGGTGCTGCTTGTGCTGCCGCCCTTGCCGCTTCTGTAAGACCCACGCGCAAAGGAGAAATAACACCGAGCAGTTCCGCTGCTGTGTCGGAAGTGTCGCCCATTGTGTCACCAACTACAGTCATTGAGTCAGTAACACCTGGCGCGACGTCGCTAATATCCTTTAGCGCGGCACCATGCTTTAATTTTCGCTCTAGTTCTTCATAGGCGTCGCCGCCATTAAGTACAGCATCTACAAGGTCAGAGTGCGCGATACCCAACTTGTCTGCCATTTCGAAGGCACCCGCTTCTGCAAGTTTGATCGCTTGCAAATGGGCGGCGTTTTCTACTAATGCTCCGTTTACGTCAAATAAAGAAGCGGCCCATTGCCTATTCGCTTCGATATTTTCTTCAGTGCTATCTGTCATCCCCATGATGCCAGTAGCAACTAGACCGATAACCGTTAGGAGAATGCCAAGCGGGCCAGCAGTCAACGTAAGGACTCGGAGTGCTGTGCTAGTCGTCATCGCTGCGCCGGATGTAAGGCCAAGAGCACTTGCTAGCCATGGCAGTCGTGTTGAAAGTACTGACACCTGTGTTGCAAGTGTTGTCGCCGCAACAATCGCACCTCGTTTTGCGACAGTCATAAGCAATAGCATCATCGTCAATAGTTTGACTGAAAATACGAGGGCCATGATTGCGCCGACAACCCAGCCAAGAATGCCCCAGAACGATTCAAATATCTTAGCCACCGCAGCAAGAATTGTCGCCAAGCCATTAATCATTGGAACGATCATTTCCATTGTCTTAAGGTGGGTAAACATCTCTAGTGCAGCGATAGCAATTGCTAGAAGTGCTGGTAGCAATTCTTTTGATGCGCCAGCGATAAATTCGGCCAGTGCTGGCAATATGTTTTCGCGAATAATTGAAGACAAGAGGAAAAAGGTTTCAACACCACCTTCAGTGCCAATACCCATTAGTGTCTTGGCAACGTCAACGAAAAGCCTACCCAGTTCGTAGACTACTGGCGTCATTTCAATAAACCACGCTCGTATCTTATCGATGCCATCAGCGCTTTCAGTAAACTTCCTGAAACTTTCCGCCATTCCTAGGAATGAGTCGCCCATTGCGCTGCCGAGTGGGACGCCAATCTTAGCGATGTTGTATATCGCCTTAGTCAAGTCGCCAGTAAATTTAATTACCTTCTGTAGCACTACATAACTACGCTCAAAGAATCCTGCTAGGCCGTCTTTGTTAGTAGCAGTGCTGACAGACAACTTATTAAAGAAGGCACCGAGGTCCGTAGTCATCTGCTTAAGAACAGGGGCTCCTGCTTCTAGCAGGTCGATTACTACGCGAAACGCCCCATACGCTGCCGTTCCTAGACCAGCGAGCCCACCGATACTTGACTTGAAGATATTGGATATTTGCTCTTGACCAGCAGTTGTTTTTAGGAAAGCGGCGAACCGTTGGGTCAAAGACGATACCTGCACCGCTGCAATTCGCATACCAGCGCTTAGTGTCGGCAATAGTGAGTCAACAGACCCAGCCATTTCCCTAAACGCAGGAACTAGTTGCTGTAGTAGAAGACCCTTAACTACAGTCAATTTTGTCGCAAGACGACTGAAGTCTCTGAGCATTTGGTTGGCCGGGTTTTTTCCGCCAACAGTATTAAATTTGTAGAATTGCGCGCGCACCTCTTGAATTGTCTTTGATGTGTCGCGCATTGCGCCAATGGCGTCGCCAAAACCCTTCATGGCGACAACTACCCCGCCGATGGCCAAGCCCATACCTATCAAGGCCGCAGATGCGGGTACTACTACTCCGACAATAGGTGATAGTGCGCCAACAGCACCAAGGGACGCGGCTGCCAATGCGCCAAGTAGCGTGACGACTACAGGGAGCAAACTGGCTAGAACAGTGGCCACACCTAGCATCTTCGTCACTGGCATCCCGCCGCCAGCACTGATGAGTGGTGGTAGACCGCCCTTGCCTACCTGGAACTTTTCATTTGGCTTACTGTGACGGCCACCGCCACCCGAACGTTCTACTCGCCGTTGGACGCGATCCAGAATTTTTAGTTTCGCGGCGGTTTTAAGCGCCTCATTGCCCATGCGCTTGATTCGTGTTTCCAAGCGCTTAACTGGTGGTGCTGCACGACGCGACGCGCGACCAGTGTCTTCAATTTCCCCCTCAAGGGGGTCTAGTGAAAATCGCGCATCCCTGGCTGAACCACCAAGGTCATCGATAGATTCGGCTACACGACGGGCATTACGGCTTGCGCCGTTGTCGTTTACCTCTACGCCAACGACAATATTCTCATCTGCCATTGGCGCTCACCTACCTTCTTGACCTCTCAGCGTCCTTCATGGCCTTCTTTTCGTCTGCGATGACAATGTTGTTCGCCGCAATTCGAATCAGCCACTCAATCGGCTCTGCGTTAAGGACGGCCACCGGGTCAATCCTAAAAGTTCTTGCTACACGCGCCGCTGATTTAACCCTGGCGTCGGTTTCAAGAAATCTTAGGAAATCAGAGTAGGGTCCGATTGCTGCTCTTGATCCTCACTATCGTATCCCGCAGCGCGAAGAATTTCATCGGCGGCGATAAAGATATGGCCGTCAACGCCGTACAACTTCCCTACACCTTCTACTGCTCGTGCAGCATCAAGCATTTCTAGGAACTTCTGGTTCTTGAAGTTTAGGATGTCGCCATCCTTGTCAACGACCAATTCGCCGTTGTAATGAATTTCTGTCGCCTGGTTAGCGATGATGATTGAAGAGAACTTCAAGCCGTCGAAGTTGTCAGGTAGTTTCTTGTCATTGCAAGCCTTGCGCCACATCTGCAAGGTGCGCGCTTCAATGTTGCTATCGAAGGTGATTGACATACCGGGACGCCCAGGAATACTGAGTGTGATCGGGGCATTGCGGACAGCACGCTTCAGTTCTTTCTTTAGAGAATCTAGGATGTTGGAAGATTCAGATGAATCATCGCTAGACGTACCCACAAGAAGATCGTCTTCCGTAACTGTATTGAATTCCATCAGTAGTTCTCCTTGATTATTTTCGGATATCCCGAATAGACCTGTGATTTACAGGCCAAGATGTTGTTGCACCGATGGTGCTTGCGTCAATTACTGAGTGACTGAACGGCAGGCGAATTCTAGTTCCATCATGGCTGGGTCGCCAGAACCGGAGTCGTACTCTGGCTCAGTGATACCAACTAGGACGGCGCTTGAATAAACGATTGGCTTACCGACAGCCACGTAGTCAGCGTCAGTCTCCTGAACCTTGATGGTCGTGGTGAAGCGACCAACCTGGCTGCGTAGTTTGGATAGCACGGCAGAATCGCGCGTGCTGTCGTATGCACGGCCAACCGTGATGTTTTCGACCTCACTGATACCAGTGATGATGTACGGGGTCTTTTCGCCGCCGTTGTAAATCTTGGTCGAATCTGCGGAAATGCTGCCACCGCTCTTGGTCATAAACTTGCCAGCAATACCGTCGATTTCAACGACATACTGACGCTGTGAAATGAAAGCCATCTGCTTTTATTCCTTCCGGCTTAGAGGTTGGAGAGTAGTCCGACCTTGACGATGGTAACTGAAATCAATGCTGCGGCTGGGCTTACACGAACCGACACCCGTGCATTGACAATGTTATTCGCAAGGTTTTCAAGCGTGTTGACTGACGAACCAGTCTCCACTAGATAGCCTGAATCGATTGGCGAACCGTCTTCAGCAACACGTTCGAATAGACCGCCTGCTGCTCGCATTGGTTCGAGGATACCAGTGATGGTGCCACCAATAGCCGAAAGTAGTTGGCCCTTGCCATCGATTGTCTGGAAGACAAACTGTTCAAGACGACGCTCTGATTCTACGACGATGCGGTTAAGAACATCGCGACCGATCAGTAGGGCGTAATTAGCAGTGTCGTCTGACAGCGAGCGCCAACCGTAAAGCCGAACAGTGTTGTTGATAAGCCGGATAGCGCTGACCTTCGCGGCGTCAAGTTCATCGCCAGTAGCGCGGTTGTAATCGTACTTGAGGCCAATTACGGAACGGGCTACGGCAATCTGACCAGCGGGTGCGCGCCATGGTCCGGCTTCAACATGAGCCCGGTTGCGTACACCAGCAACGTAACCTTCTGGGCTTGTGTAGCGCGTGCCAGTAGTGGTGCTGATTTGTACCCACGGGGCGAAAAGGCCAGCGTATTCACTGTTGAGAGCGGCTGCGGTTGACTTCAACGTCGCAACGCTAGCAGTTTCAGATTCGCTAAGGAGTGCGATACGCCGGTTGGCTGCGGCGTGTGCGATTAGTGCACTGTGAACGCTACTACCAACACCGGGGATGGCCACGGACCCATCACCAAGTGAAAGGTCGAAGCGGGTCAGAGCGGTTTCGTAGTGGGTTGCTGTGATGTTAGCGCGGTCGTCGCTACCGGCAGAAAGGGTGAACGTTCCTTCTGCGGGCTTATTGGCAGGAGCAACACCGTCAGAACCTTCGTTGGTCACCGTGACGTATTGCGAATCGGCAAGTGCGTCAACGATCTCTCCTACGGTAGTCCCGCTGAAGGTTTCTACTGTCACATCGTTAAGGACAATACGAATTTCAGTGATGGAGCCAGTGGTGTCTTCTACGACAACATCAAGATTGGATGACCAAGCGCCAGGGTTTGCAGCGGCGATTGTAAGAGTGGGTTCTGATGGCGTCTGGCGGTCGTTAAGGGTTACATCACCAATTGTGGCTGCTGGCCCAACAACACGTGTCACATAAGCCTGTGCACCACCCTCTTCGAAGAAGGTTGCAATGTTGTCGTACAGGTGGCTGTATGCAACGCGGTCACCAAACTTGGCGCGGAAATCAGCAAGACCACGAATGACAACGGCCTCAGTGACACTGCCACGTTCTGCCTGACCAGCCATGAAGACCTGGCCGGAAGGCGCAAGATTTGATGCGACTGGGCCAGTACGGGTTGTCGTGGTTACGTTCACACCGGGCATCGGCTTTACTCCTTCGCAGGCGGCGACTTGCGCCGCCGATTCTTACTGATAGTAGCGGGTGTGGGCTTGGTTACTGGCTTGTCAACCGGAGTCTCTTCGTCAGTTTCATCGCCCGATGCTGCTTCTTCAGATGATACGGCAGATTCGTCGGCAGGACTATCTTCAGCGAGAACAACTTGGGCTACAGATGGCACCGACACTGGTGTCTTCTTTTTGATTAGTTCACCACTGTCGATGAGTGCTTGCACGGTTTCGTCAAGATCAACCATTTGGTGTTCAGCGCCGCCGATAGTACGACCGCCACCAATGGCAACAGGAGAATTCTTGGGGTTGAAAACCCGCACCTGTGTCATTGCTTACCTACCTATCTAGACGACTTAGACTCTAGGTTATCCGAATTTCATGGAATTGGGCCTAGCGACTGGGAATCAATATTGATGCTATCCGCGTCACCCAGCCCGTCCAATGGAATGCTTTCATCTACGCGAATGTCGAATGAGTGGATTACGCCTGCCACGAATCTATCGCCGCGTACGCCGGTCGCTTCACTGTATTCCTCAGTTAGTGATGCTTCATCGAAAAGAATTGCGCTTGGCTGGCCAAGACTTCCTGACCTAAGCAATGTGGCGCGTACACAAGCAGCAAGATCATCGCGAAGACGAATTGACTCAGAATACTCAGGTTCAATAGGAATATCGTTTTCGTCCATTGGTGTGCGTACCCAGGTGAAGACGCGAACGTTGTACTGCGCCATGTATTGCTGACTCATGGCGTCGTCGTAATGAAGCCGGTTAAACATACTGGCCTGGACGACATTTACGCCGAGTAGTGGCCAGCGATCTAGGGCGTACGGTTCATAGGCGTCGTATTTGACCGGGTAAGGCAACGTGTATTCGTCCATCGTCCAGTCCGTACGCGCCTGTTCGATAATGGTGGGGAGCGTATTTTCTAGGTAGGACACAACGGCTGACCTAACGACAGTCGCGCCACGATAAAGGGTTGCCATTACAGGTAACCTCCAATATTAGGCGCTTTTCCATCTGTGACGTATTTCTTAATAATATCCTTGACCGCCGCTGTTAGCCGCTTGTTTTTGCCAATGATGGGTCGTGGCGGGATTACCCTCTTACCATTCCTGTGCGTTCCGTACTGGTGGAATTTGGCAAGCCAGTGGTCCGAGCCGAAGACTGCGCCAGTAGCACTGTATTGTTCGATGGCCATTGGCCTTGATGTAAACGATGCCTTCATTCCGCCGCTCAACACTAGAATTTTGCGACCATACCCGCTACGCAACTTCCACTGCGCATAGTCTGGCTTTAGCGGCTTCCACGGTGTTCCATAGTAAGTACCATGACTGCTGAACTGTCGCCTGTTGGCCTGGGCAATGTAAGAGCCGATTTTCTTCAGTGCTGGCAGCGGTCGTTCGACCCGCTTAGCAACTTCCTTTAGATGCAGTGCAACATCATCGCCGTGTCGAACTACGATAATGCTCATCGATACGCGATCCGGCGACGGATTCTGTCGAACCGCTTCAATTCTTCGTCGGTCCAACCCTTGCGGATTCGCCCTTCGTTCGCTGGCTCTCTAGCAATGTCGTCCTTGATCGACAGTACATCATCGTGATTCACGGTCATGCTTCGTGAAGCCACTTCAAGGATGGCTAGTTTCAATGCGTCATCGACGTACCCGTTGTACCCACCGATGTACTCAACTACGTACCATGTAAACCAACGTCCGACATACAGGCCACCTGGCACTGTGATGCGGTCTTCCGGCATCGCGTCCCACACACGGTCAACCTCTTCTGGTGACAATGGCGTAGTGTCTTTTGTGGGCACGGTGCTGTTGGTATTAATGACACGTAGGTCAATAACGCTATGTACTGGGGACACTGACAGCATGAGGTCGCCAGAACCATTAGATCGCGCCTTTTCGCGCACTTGCACCATTTGCACTGGACGGCCTAGGTACATCTCAAGTTGCTGCTGGGTGCCATCAAGCACTAGTTGCGCTGCCTGTGCCTGGTTAGCAGACAGACTTATGTCGCTCATGTATTTGCGCAAATCAGCGACGGTTACTAGCGCCATTATTATCCCTTACCGACTAGTTCAGAGTTTCTGAAGCGTTGACTTCAATACCTTTGTGCCACGCGGGTAAAGCAAGATGTATGAAGGGCGGCGTGAACCATACGGGAAACTCATCCGGTAAACATCCTGAGTTACTAGGATTTCCTGGCCGAGATCATCGCCCTCAATCCGTACAGGATCGTTGGGTCCGATAATAATTCCGTTTGGCTCTCCTTCGCGCCGCGCTGCTACTGGTGCAGACGGCTGCGGCTGCTCCTTCGTTTCTACGATCCCTGCATCCTTGGTCTTGACTGCCCTAGAACGCTTAGGTGCGGCTTCCTGAACTGGCTCTGGTGCTGCTTCCGGTTCTGGTTCTAGCACTTCCTTGGGAACGACCATTGAATCGCCTGCAATTGGTTCCGTTAGGTCTTCGACAATGCCCTCGTTGATGAGGATTGGTTCTTCAGATTGCGCTGTTCGCGGACGGCGACGAGGCATCGGTTACTCCTGGTAGATGGAAACACTGATAGTTATATGAATCATCGATGGGGCAGATATTCCATGCAGGGTAATCATTGATGGGATATGGGTTGCCCCGTGGAAGTGGTGCCAAAAGGGGAGAACCCGCGTCCGAAACTACTTCCCACATTTCGGCCACGGGTTCTCCCTCTTGGTACGACTACTGCACTGACTTTACCTCAGATCAGGAGGAAGGTGCGTCAGCGAAGGTGCCCTTGACGAAGGATTCGGGGCGCTTGACGGCGAGGGCAAGACGCTCTTCGGCAAGGATGGCGACTGCGTTGCGCACGAAGAAGTCTGCGTGCTGCTCGGCAATCCGAACGTTGGCCTGCTGGCGGTCGTACAACTGCGCACCTAGACCGAATGCACCAGTGAGGAAGGTGCCTTCAGGGATGGCAGGGGTTTCGACCACGGGCTGACGCCAGACCTGAGCCTGAGCGCCGATGGCAACGTTGGTGACCAGCATGTACTGCCCGTCGCCGGTGCCCTTCTGAAGTTCCACATCTTCCCAGTCGTAGGGGTGGATGACGTAGCCAGTGGGCTCGTAGTAGGCCAGCATGACCTTGGTGGCGGCGCGACGAAGGGCGTCTGCCTTCTGCTCGCCGGACGAGGCCATGGTGT